ACGAACGAATCTCGTGATCTACTTCTTGCATACTCTAAAACATTCAATGCATACAACAATGGAAATCTTTAAATACATTAATCATCAGAAACAATAATATTATTCTTTTTGATGAGAAATTCTCAATGCTCTCCCAGCTGGGATTGAACCAGCGACCTCCAGGTTAACAGCCTGTTGTTCTGCCACTGAACTATAGGAGAAGTAAGCATTGCATACTCGCGTAAACACACTCGAGTATACAAAATAACCAATTTTTTTTTTATTTCAGATTAAACGCGCGCTTAACCTTTTTTTTAACGCAGCGAACAGGATTCGAACCTGTGCGGGGAGTCCCCACTTGATTTCGAGTCAAGCACCATAACCACTCGGTCACCGTTGCATAATCGGGGCTTTACGGCTTGAGTACGCGTGATTGCCTAAATTCACGTGAAAGCAGGATTTAGTGCTTTCCTCAATGCGTTAAGCTCATGTCGAGATTTGAACTCGAGTCCCTGGATTCAAAGTCCAGTGTGATGACCGCTACACTACACGAGCGTTAGTTGTTTTCGACATTGGTAGGACTCGAACCTACGCGGGAATTTCCCACTCGCTTAGCAGGCGAGCCCAATAACCACTATGGGACAATGTCAATAAATACCAGGAGCAGGGTTCGAACCTGCGCGTGCTATGCACATGAGAGCTTAAATCTCACCCCTTGGACCAATCTCGGGCATCCTGGCATTGGTTCTGTTATTGCTCTGGATCCGCGTGCTCGCAAGACACGAAGTGGATTCATTCAATGAATACTCCCAGGCGGTGGATAGTCCAGACGGGGCTTGAACCCGTGACTTCAGCGTTGCTCCGATTAACCTTAACGGTTAACTTCGTTCCAAATGAATGGACTCTAGTATACTTTCGTATAAGCACTGCACTCTGACCAACTGAGTTACTGGACCAAAGGACGACCCAACCGGGGATTGAACCCGGATCTCCTGCGTGACAGGCAGGGATACTCAACCATTATACTATCGAGTCTGTTGTATATATGTTTTTGTTCTTTTATTTGTTTTATAATTATACTATAATTCAATTCCTTAATACATTTTATTTACAAAACATTTGTTTCAAATTGATTTTGTTCATTATTTATGTAAATAAAACACATGTTCCTGAGTTCTGATCGAGCAAATTGATTCCACCCGGACATGGAACCAATCTTGTTGATTCCACCAAATTGAACAAATACCTTGTCAATAACACTTTTATAATAAGTAATAGATTTTGTATTACCAAATGCATTGACCAAATCATCCAATAGAATGCTTTTTATTGTCATCTCGTCAGGACAAGAAAAACCACTCAGATGTTCCAACATAATGCTGTTTTAAACGCAATACAATGAGTTCTTAAAGTAAAAAATATATGTGTATTTATATTAAGAATGAATTTATGGTCCTATATTCGTAAACCATCTGTTGTGAAGCCACAGCGTCGTGAGTCCGTACAATTATTTGTAGAAGAACCCACGCCATGTGCGAACTGTAACCGAGTAAACCTCGATACTTTCACGTTTCATACTTGTCATCACACGGTTTGTTCAAATTGTACGTACAAGATGTACAAACAGGAATTAAATCTATGTCCAATATGCAAAACAGAATTACGCGAAAATGACTATCAACGGTTCAAGAAACAATTCCAAGAAAAATTATTGTCCTAGATTTTTCATAAGAGATGCCATGTTGTTCATAAGCATATCAGGTTTGAAGTCCTTTAAGGAGTTTTCGTCCATAGAAGATGCGTATTGTTGAGCCAGTTGTTCGATTCCACTCATCAGGTTTTGGGGAATCATGTTAATTGTCGTTGCAAACATGTACAGTGAACTCAGATGTGCCCAGATTGCCTCTTTGTTCTTCGGAGTACACTCTTCAGATACCCAAACATCGGACATCTTAAGGTCTTTTAGGATACCACTCTCGTGTTCCATTGTCATGAGGGTTTCGTCTTTGTTCATAATCAAGTCACTGAACGGTTGAAACGTCGATATGAAAATGTCCAACGTTTTCTTATCATTTGTACCTTTGAACAGTTCATATTTTTTAATCATACTTTTGATATGTTTTTGAGACGGAAATGTCTCCGCGAGTTCGTTCAAAAAACTGTCAAACATTTGAATGAATGTCGATACACTGTTTAAGTTTGTTTGCTCCATTTATACTCTATATGTGTTTAGTTCTTAAATACATTTCTATATAAATATTTATTATGATTTTTATATTGAAATGTTCCAATTGACTTGACTTGTTTTTGACACATTCGTCTATATAATATAGCCGCTATACATACGATTAGAAAAATACCAAAACAGTTCAAATAGGATAACGACTTTTGTGATTTGAGTATGTCCAGTTTATTTTGAATTACGTGTAATTTTTCCGCGCTTTCCATATTTAACAATGAATATATTTTAATTGAAAGTTTTACATATCCCAAACGTTTTGCGATGAAAAGGTGTGATTCCCCACGTACGAATACCTTCTATATGTTTTTTAGTACCGTATCCCTTGTTGTTTTCCCATTCATAATGTAATTGATATTCCGGAAATTTTTTACATATTTCTTTTATATGATTGTCCCTATACACTTTTGCAAGTATACTTGCAGACGCAATATTCAAAAAATGATTATCACCACTTGTTACACAGTCAAACGGAATATCTTTGTACGGTTTAAAATGATTTCCGTCCACTAACAACCGATTTATGTGTACATTGCCGATGATTGTTAGTTTGTCGATACATTTGTGCATCGCTTCTATTGTGGCACATAATATGTTTTTACGGTCAATCTCATATTCATCTACCGATTCAATTGCGTATGCCTTTGAAAATTCTTTTATAAATAACGCCATTTGTTCTCGTTTTTTTTCGGATAACTTTTTGCTGTCTTTGATGTTGTTCAATTGTGATTCGTACTTGGACCTATTTTGTGCTAACCAATGATTGTCCCAAACAACCGCGCTCGCAACCACCGGTCCCATAAAAGCACCTCTTCCAACTTCGTCAATTCCAGCTTGAACTTCAGTGGGATCGTCTTTATAAAAAGACAACATGCTGTTGAAAGAGTGTATGTTTTTAAATCTTTTAAAAATTCTCATTTAACGAAAACACGTTATCGTTATCATTCGCCATTATACCCGCAAGTTGATAATCCGAGGACCTTTTCTCAAAAAAGTTTGTTTTACCTGTAAGAGAGATGGCTTCCATGAAATCGAATGGATTTTCCGAATTGAATATTGTTGTGTACCCCAATTGTAACATAAGTCTATCCGCGATGTACTCAATGTACGTCGCCATTAATTTGTTGTTCATACCTACCAAATTACAGGGCAGCGCTGTTGTAATAAACTCTTTCTCGTGGTCAACCGCCTCTTTCACAATTTCACTGACTTCTTGTTGTGTCAACTTGTTTCGTAACATTGAGTATAAAAGTACAGCAAAATCCAAATGTGTCCCTTCGTCCCTAGAAATAAGCTCGTTGGAAAACGATAAACCGGGTAACAGACCACGTTTCTTCAACCAGAAAATCGCACAGAATGACCCCGAAAACATAATACCTTCTACACAAGCAAAGCCGATGAGACGTTTCGCAAAACATGGTGTTTGGACGTCGTTTATCCAGCATTTAGCCCAATCAGCTTTTTTCGTAACCGCCGGAATCGTGTGTATAGATCGCAGTAATCGTATCTTTTCTTGTGAATCGGTAATGTAACGGTCAATCATGAGACTGTATGTGTGGCTATGGATAGTTTCGTTAAACTGTTGATAACTGTAAAATGCGCGCGCCTCCGGTATTTGTACCTCGTCACTGAAGTTCCTCGCAAGATTCTCATTGACTATTCCGTCAGATGCCGCGAAAAAGGCTAAAACGGTTTTTACGAAATGTTTATCATTTGTGGACAACACGTTATCAAAGTCGTGAGTGTCTCTGGAAAAGTCTATTTCGGTTACGTTCCAGAAGCTCGCCAACGCCTTTTCATACATGTTCCATATACTCGGGTAGGTAATAGGGAATAGTACGTATCGATTTTCATTTTCAATCAACAAATCTTCACCACGTTTCTTTAGCAGTTCGTCGGTATTGTATAACTTCAAATCATTATCGATTTTGAAAAAGGGGAAATAGGTAATCGTATCACAGTCAAGCTCTTGTCCCTCTTTTTCGTGTTTTTTAATAACCTCACTCACACCGGACACCGTACACACCTGATCAATATGAATGTTATGTTTGATACAAATCTGTTTCGTAGTCTCACATGCTGGACAGTTTGGTTTGGTGAATATGGTTAACATTTTATATATATATATTAATTGACGCGAAATTTTAAATGCCTTAATTTGATATTTCTTCCGACATGGTGTACTTCACTAATTTGCCATTTGAGTACAAAATTTGTAAGTAGTCATATTTTTGATTTTCTTTTAAAATCCATTTCGTGATTATGGGCTGTTGAAAAAAGTCCTGATTTGGTCCAGCGAATTTCAATAACGTTTTTGTAGCATCGATACAATTTGTTTCGTCACACAAAAAGGCTTGAACAATAAACAAATTTGTTCTTTTTCGTGTAAAATGAGACAAACACGGGTCATTTATTTTTGTAATGCTTGGTAATAGTATGGGGACTGTGTCTTCTTCGACTATTTCTTTGGTATCGGTTTTAAAATCTACGATGGAGTTCAGTTTATACTTTTTCGATTTCCAGATACAACGGTATTCGATTCTTGGATATTTGTGTGTTGGTGTTACAGTATATCCGTCGAAATAATCGTCCGAAATATCGATCCTTTTTTTTAGGTCATTTGCTGGGTACGCGTACACTTTGTATATATAAAATGGCATAAGCTTGCGATTGATTCTTTCCAAATATTCAAATACGATTTTACAAGACAACGCTTTTATGTACAAATAATACATGTACATATATTCTTGATATTTCTTTATCGGTTCATACAGATGAAAACTCAACGAGGAGCTTCTGATATTGTTCATACTTTATACAATGATGTTTATATTTACTTTAATAGACTTTACTCGAAAATTTTTCAAAAATGAATTAAAGTTAGTTTTTTTTAATACTATTAATGTCGTTAGAAGCGGAACATAAAGCAAAGTTAGATGAATATAACAACGCAATAATAAAACACGAGGATATTCAAAACGAGGTACAGTTGTTAGAAAATAAAAAGGCAAACATTGATTGTATATTTGAAATATTAAAAATAGATAATCAAATACACGAGCTTAATGAACAACTGAAGAAGATTGAAAACAATAATTTATCACAATATCTGTTGAACGTTTCACCCATCTTCAAAAACTACAACGGTTGTATCCATACGGATTCAAACACAGACGCCGCCAATTTTGACAATCCATTTAATAACATACCCACAGATGGGAAAGAAAAAGGGGTGAACATGACAAACTTTATTCAACAACGATTTCAAAATAATCGCGGGCAATTGTACACGCAGTATATGAACATTGTAAATTCTGCACCTCCTGTGAATTATTATGATACGAACAAAACTTGTCAAAATATTATTTGTGACGATTGCAAAGACGCCATGTATGTTTCGGTGAACGAGTCGTATATAGTATGTGAAAATTGCGGAAATTACGATGCTTACTTCGAGCCAAGTATCACTGGTCTAACATACGAACAGGAAGTGAACACCGATACCAATGTGAACTTTGCATATAAGAGAATCAATCATCTCCGAGAACTGTTGGCGCAGTTACAAGCAAAGGAGTCATCCGAAATTCCTCAAGATATTATAACATGCATGGAGGGTGAATTCAAAAAAGCACGTATTTACAAAAAAGAAGAAATAACTCAGGAAAAGGTTAAATATTATCTTAAGAAACTGAAATTAAATAAATACTATGAGCACACGCGACAAATCACAAATATTTTAACGGGTACTCCACCACCAATCATTTCCAGTCAACTTTACGAGACCATTATCAATATGTTTATGGAAATCCAAGAACCCTTTGATCGTGTTTGTCCGAAAAATAGAAAAAACTTTTTCAGTTATAATTATGTTTTATACAAATTTTGTGAGCTTTTAGGGGAGAAAGAACATATGCCTTTATTCACATTATTAAAAAGTAGAGAAAAGTTATATCATCAAGACTGCATCTGGAAAGAAATATGTGCAATAACAAAATGGCCGTTTTATAAAAGTGTTTGAATATACTATATGACCCTAAAATCCTTTATACGAAATAAAAACGGCACATTTCAATTACCATTCATAGTAATTGTATTATGTATTATTTTTTTCATTTATTCCTTTATGTTTCCTCCGAACAAGCAGGCTGAATATTATGTAGGGGATAACTTTATTGAATTTTTTACACCCTCTGCATCACGTGTGCCTTCTG